AGCTGCCGCTACTAAATTTCCCCAAGCCACTGTGCTGCTACCGGGTGTACCAACATTTTCAACTATTAAATATCTTACCCCGTTGATAGGTCCCGGTAAGCCTGCATTTGGTCCTGAAGTAAGAGGATTTACTACACTATACACCGGATCTAGTGTATTTTGCGGTAGTGTGTCTGGGTCAATGGTATAAATTAATAACCTATCGTCAATTGGATCAGGTACAATAGTACCCACAATGTCGGTTGTCATATATGGATTTTGTAACCATATTTGAGATATTCCTGGTTTTATTGTTCCATAGACATTTAATAAGCTTGACCAATATAAAGAACTATTTGGGTTGGTTGGATTATCTAAATCACTGTTGGGTGGATTAAACGGTTGGTTAGCAGGTAAGATTTGTAGTGTATTGTTTATTAATAGTACTTTATAACCATATGGTGTAATTTTTTGTCTAGTCCCTAATAAGAACTCATCATTCTGCATATCTTCTAATGACGCACCTGTATAAATTGAAGCGATGATCTTATGAATAACACCCATTTTCTTCAACTTAGCAGGAGCAGTTAGCCATACCGGCATGTAAAATTTCCAACTCATTACATCTATTGGATTATTAGTTCCTTGTGGAATACTTCTACTAGAAAAAGTTAACCCATCTTGAAATACTGCACTTAGGGATGTCCAATCAACATAGTTATCTGTGCTTTGAATTTCTAATGCTGGATTAAAAAGTGTACCTAGTTGCTCTAGAAGTTCTAACTTTTGATTGTAATTAGTAGTCCAAAAATCTACAGTAATTCTTAGTGTATAAGGAACTGGCATTAATCTTTCAACAGTAAATGCTTGTCCTTGAGTAGATTCATAGCTTTGTGTTTCTGAATTATATGCTCTTTGTCGTACATTTATTTTATCAACAAACGTAGGCTCTTGAGTCCATTTTTGATTATATTCTAATCCACTTATATAATATGTTATTAATGGTGCAGATGGTAGATTACTTGCACTGTTATCAGCAATAATCGTAGCAGCTTGTCTGCTGCTATCACCATACATAATAGGAACTCTAACTAATATTAGATTACCTGCAGGATCCTTACCTTTGGTAACATACCAATTGCTGAATATTTTAGCAAATTGAATTAAAAACCTTCGTAATTGTTGATCGTAGAAAAATTGTGCCATAATTTAAGGTACTGGTGGTAGAGGATTGGGGGGAATGTCTAATATAGTAGATAGTGCTTGTTTCTGTTTAATAACAGTACCTGTAGTAGACAAGAATACATTACTATCATTAATAAATCTTGAGCGTAGGGATTCGTCGGCTTCGACGTATCCAGTTTCAGTTCTTACCTTGGTAGAAATTCTTACCCACAGTTTACCATCCCAACGATATAATACTTGTGGTAAATAATCTATTCTTAAGAAATAATCTCCAACTTGTGGATTTTGCGGGAATGCGATTCCTGATCCAGTTGGTGATGCACCTACTGCACCAACTGCTCCTAACGGGCCAGTAGCAGCTAACATATTAGCAGCTAACATATTAGCAGCTAACATATTAGCGGCTTCGACTGCACCAACAGTGTTTTGTGGTAATGGATATAATGGTGGAGTATTAGTTAAACCAGTTGGTATACCATTTGGTGTAGAACCATCTCCAGTCATATAACCAACACTATATCCAAATGATCTTGGAGTTGATCTAGCAATGAATTGGAATCTAGGATCACAATCAGCACGGAAGTCCATTTGTTGCGATACTGTGCCTGTAAATCCTGGTAATACAGGATCTTGGTCAGCCGTTGCATAAGTATTATCCGCAGTTCCATATGGCCCTGTTATCATACCGGTTGATGTAGCAGATAATACCATTTCTCCTTCAACGGCACCTGAACCTGAACCTATTACTTCAGGTGCTATTTCTAATAATTGTAAATTAACCTGCATGAATTTATCAATTGGTGCTGCTTCAGGCGCCATATCAACTGTCATATCCCAAATGCTTTGAACTACATCTTTTTTAATTCTAATTACTGGGCTAGGATTTTTATACTGAGCACTTTTCAGAAGTGTAAGTGTGCCTGTGGCTACAGTAGGACCACTCGGTGTGGGTACTAATACTCCTATAGGAGGAGCAGGTTGATTATACTTACCTGATAATTGCGTATTAGTTTCATACGTACCATACGTAGGAACTATATAAAGGTTACTTGTATCATATCCTGACAATGGTACAATTCTAGCTGCCTCATTAAGATTGGCATTATTAATCTCAATGTTTCTATTGTAAGTTGCTAATATATCTTTTAGGTTTCTTGACAAATCTAATTCCCAATAATTTGGATCAGGAGGTGTTACTCCAATTGGCACTTCTTGTTTAGAGATATAATTTTTATCCCCGTATGTAATGACATATCCAGGTGGATAAGTTCTACCTTTATCCCATAGTCCTAAATAATTGTCTTGATTAACAGGTTCCGTTAAAATCTGTGAGAATTCTTCGCTATCTACTAATGGTTCGCATTTAATTCTCCATAAATGCGGATACCAAGTTGGAGAAAAACCTTCACTAGCATAGTTACTATCAGTAATTTGATAAAATCTTTTAAGCGCAGTTGGAATTGTTTCTCTAAGTGGATTATAGTCTAATAAATGTGGTAATTCTAATACATCACCCACCATTAACTTACGACCTACAATTTCAATCATGTCATTGTAATGCACCGTAATAAAGATAATGTCATTGTTTAAAAATAAACCAAATTGACTTAAATCAAAGTCTAGATTTTGTACACCATAATGTCCACGCAACCTGTATATATTAGTATCGTAAGTTCTATCTCTGTTTTCTAAGAATAATAAATCTTGAATATTATTGGGGTTTAATGCATCATATTGAGGTTGTGTATAATCAATTGATGGACCTTGATCAGTGGGACCTAAATACTTATGTATGTATAAATCAGTTCCGCCCACAGTAAATTGTTCTGATATATTCCTATCAAAAAAACGATAATCGTTAGATTTTACTGTATGGTAAAGTGATAAGCGGGGCATACAGTATTTATCTGTTGTTTCTATACAACTAAATATCAGAGGCTTGACAGAAACGCCAAGCTAGTGTAAAATAAGAAATCATCAAGAAACGGAGTTAGTATGAGCCGAAAAGCAGTATCACAGTTTGTCGTAAAGACCCTTAATCCTAAGGATGAGGATTCTAAATATTACGGAACTGAACCCGAGTTCAAAGAGCAACCTACAGTTGAAGGTCGGACCTCAGCACTAACGAACGGTCTTCGTTGGTATAGCCGATTCTTTGGCCGAAAGGATGCTAAGGAATTGTTGATTCAATATACCGAATTTAAAGGTAATCCTGAACAAGGTAAACTTCTGCGTAAAGTGGAAGATGGTGAAATTGCAATGTCTCTTTGCTGGTTGGCTCGCATGAATATGCGTGGACTAGTATTGACTGATGAAGAACAAACAAAAGTAAACAATGAACTTTTCCGATTGACGGAAACATTCACCAATCCTCAACTTGCTAAAGCAAGTATGACCTCAGTTGCAAAAACAGATGTAAAAGAAGTTAAGGAAACTAATCGTCCTAATGTACAAGAAATTATGCGGGAAAAAGCTTCCGAAGTAGCAGGGGAGCTTGAAGGTATTTTTGATGAATTTATCAAAGATGGTGCAAAAGCTAGCCATAGTTTCAAAATCATTGATGAAGTAAAAAAGAAAAATATTCTATCCCAACATGTCTATATCATTAGTGATGTTTGGAAAAAGAAACTAGCGGAGTTTTCACTAGTTCTAGAAGGTAAAGACGGAGACTTGGCTCAAGGTTATGCTTTCTTGACCAAAACTCAAATCAAAAATATTATCAAATTCATTGAGCAGGTACTCAGTGAATTGAATAGTTATATCTCCGTTAAAAAGACTACTCGGGCACCTAGGGCTCGCAAACCTGTTTCGGTAGAGAAACAAGTTTCAAAACTGAAATACCTGCGAAGTTTTAAAGATGAAGCCCTTAAACTAGACTTGACTAGTATTCATCCTACTAAACTGCATGGTGCTAGTGAAGCTTGGGTTTATGATACAGCAAAGCGTAAACTTCATCATTATGTAGCTGATGAATATAGCAAAACGTTTACGGTTAAAGGTAATACTATTTTGGGTTTTGATACTCGGAATAGTGAGATGAAAACTTTGCGTAAACCCACTGAACAATTAAAAGAAATTATGGGTAGCAAGCCGGCTGCTCGTAAATACTTTAAAGATATCAAAGCAGTGTCTACTGTACCAAACGGTAGGTTTAATGAAAATCTTATTATTTTAAAGGCATTTTAATATGACAAAACAAATTG